CTGATTATTTCGGAGAAATCGCCAACATGGGTGACTCAGTTAAAATTATTAAAGAACCTGAGATCACTGTGAAAGCATATGAGCGTGGCACAACTATTACACCACAAGATCTTGACGATGAAGATTTTTCATTGACAATCGACAAAGCCAACTATTTTGCCTTCAAGGTCGATGATATTGAGGAAGCGCACTCCCACGTAAACTTCCAAAGCCTTGCGAGTGATCGTGCTGCTTATCGTTTGTCAGACCAGTTTGACCAAGATGTTCTTGGCTACTTGACTGGCTTTAAGCAATCAGCAATCCACGGTACACCTGACACGGTAAATGATGTTGTTAATGGCTCAAACGCTATTGGCTCAACTACTGACGAATTGCTTGCCTCAATGAAAATTGATGCGGCAGACTTTGGTGGTTCAGGTGGTGATGCTTTGGCATTGCAGCCACGTACAGGTGGAGCAACTGACTCAACACCTGCCGTTGGTGATACTTTCCCATTGACTGTTATCGCACGTATGTCTCGTCTTTTGGATCAACAAAACGTTGATACTACTGGACGGTGGCTTGTTGTAGATCCAGTATTTATGGAATTGTTGAAAGACGAAGACTCACGTTTGTTTAACGCTGACTTTGGTGGTTCTGGATTGCAGAATGGTCAAATCGGAACAAACATTCATGGTTTCCGTGTTTACACTTCAAACAACCTGCCAGCCGTTGGTACTGGGCCTTCCTTCACAGGAGCAAACTCATCTACTAACTATGGTATGATTGTTGCAGGACACGATTCAGCCGTTGCAACTGCAGAGCAGATCAACAAAACTGAAACATATCGTGATCCAGATTCATTCGCTGACATTGTTCGTGGTATGCATCTATATGGTCGCAAGATCCTTCGTCCAGAAGCTCTTGTGAACGCTAAGTATCACTTGGCATAAGGGAGGAAATAAAAATGGCTTTAGAAGGTATTCAAAATATTTCCGTTGAGTTGAACGCCGTGGATCTTGCTGCTGGCGCAAACACAATTGCAACATTCCCTGCACAAACAGTAATCCTTGCTGCTGGTGTAGAAGTTACAGAAGCACTTACAGGTGCATCTGCTTTGACTTTTGACATTGGTACAGGTGCTGATGATGACGAGTTTGTCGCTGCTTATGCAATGGCTAGTAAGTCTGTAGGTGCTGTTGCTCCTTCAATTCCCGGCATTGCATATGTTGGTGCTGAAGACACTTTAGACCTTACTGTTGACACATTGACAGGTACAGCTACTGCAGGTAAACTGCGTGTCTGGGCTTTGGTAATGGACGTTGATGGTCGTGGTGCTAACGAAGTAGATCGTGACGCACTTGCGTAACTAAACTATTGGGTAGGCTGCTTAACTGTGGCCTACCTATACTTATGTATAAAAGGAACCGATCATGGCTATTACGACTGCAATGTGCACAAGTTTTAAATCAGAACTTCTTGGTGGTATCCATGATTTGGATACTAACACATTAAAACTTGCACTTATTAAGGCTTCACCATCAGGTACATATGGTGCTGCTACTACAAATTATTCAGATGTTACAGGTAACTCTGATGAAGCTACGGGTACAAATTACTCAGCGGGTGGTCAGAACTTAGATGGCGCAACTATTGCTACATCAGGTACTACTGCCTTTTTAGATTTCACTGATGAAGTTTTTGCAAATGTAACAACGTCTTGTGATGGTTGTATTATTTATAACTCTTCTCAAAGTAATAAAGCAATCTGTGTGATTGACTTTGGTGGTACAGTCTCTGCTACTGCGGGTGACTTAACAATTGAATTTCCAACGGCTGACGCATCTAACGCAATTATTCGTATTGCATAGTAGGTAAGTCATGGCCTTTATTACTACATCTGCTAATTATGGCATAGGTAGATACGGTTCAGCTAGATATGGCTTAGTAAACGTATCACATGTTCCAGCGAGTGTAGTAGCTACAGGTAGTGTGGGGGTTGTATCCCCTAATGTAAAAGAAAAGTTTGTCTCTGGTGTAGAAGCAACACTTACAGTAAACACAGTCCAAGTAAACCTAAAGGCAGAGCCTACAGGAATACAAGCAACCTTTACTGTTAATGCTGCAGGATTAGACATCAGGTCTGTTAATAGAGTTCCTATTAGTGGTGTAAGTGCTACAGGGGCAATTGAAGCACCAAGTGCTGGCGGCTTTGAAATAGATGTCACTGAACGTGTTACTGCAAGCTTAGTTGGTACAACTTCTATAAACACGGTACAGGTTAATTTAACAAAAGTACCTACATCAGTTGTTGCTACAGGTGCAGTAAACAATAGTCTTGAGTTTAGTAATACTCACAACATATCTAGTGTAAGTTCTTTATTTACTGTAGGCACTGTTTCACCTAATATAAAAGAGAGTATAGTAGCTTCTAATTTAGCTACAAGTTTTGTTGGATCTCTCACCTTACACACTGCAGCAGGTATTACAGGAGTATCTGCTATTAATAGTAACAACAACGTAACAACAACTGCAGTAGTATTTAACTTTGAAGCAGTAAAGAACTTATACAGTAAAAGACGTACTGTTATTATACCAAGGGCGGCATAATGAGTACTTCAGCAGAAAGAACAGCAAGAGTACCGCAAGAAAACAGAATAGTGTTTGTTTATAGATCATCTACTTCTTCTGATAGAATTGCTAGAGTACCAGAACAAAATAGAACAGTTTTTGTAGAAAGACGCCCTACTACTGCAGATAGAACTGTATACGCAACTGAGGATTAAACATGAGTTTTCGTTGGCCTAATAAAGACCCTGATGAACAACTAGACTACAGCATTGACTGGTCTAGGTTTTTAGGCAATAACATTACTATTACAGGTGTTCTATGGTCTGTAGATGCTGCTGATGGTACAAAGACAACTATTGCAGGTGGAGTCACAGTAAACGGTATACAAAACGTATCGCAAAGCAACACTAATACAGTAGCCACAATTAATATTGGATCTGGAACTAATAATGTAGAATATAAATTCTATTGTAGAATTACAGACAGTTCAGGTAGTCAGGCAGAACGTGTAGTTAAACTACGAGTAAAGGAACGCTAGATGGCATATGATTATTTAGGTTTAGTAAATGATGTCAACAGACGTTTAAACGAAGTAGAACTTACTGCAGATAACTTTGCATCTGCTATTGGTTTTTATTCTGCCACTAAAGAAAGTGTAAACTCTGCTATACGATTTATTAATCAAGAACAGTTTGAGTGGCCTTACAATCATGTAGAACAAGAAGATACTCTTACTGCTGGTGAGATACGTTACGCATATCCCGCAGATGCTAAGACTATTGACTTTGATAGTTTCCGTATTAAACGAGATGCGTCACTTGGAAACGACACTAAACGATTAAAAATTATTTCTTACGAAGAATATCTTGACAAGTTTATTGACCTTGAGTACAATGAAAGTGAAGGTATTAGACAATTACCTAATCATGTATTTAGATCTCCTAGTCAAGAGTACGGAGTAGTTCCTCCCCCTAATAAAGCTTATGAAGTAGTTTATGAATATTATAGATTACCTGTAGATTTAATTAATGCTACTGATGTACCTACAGTACCCGAACAATTTAGACATGTAATTGTAGATGGTGCTATGTACTATGCATATTTGTTTAGAGGCAATTCGCAAGATGCTACCATTGTATATCAAAAATACATGGAAGGTATTAAGAATATGAAAACTTTGTATATTAATCGTTTTGATTATGTTAGAAGTACTGCTATTAATTTAAACAATAGAACAGTTAGAACTTTGAGAGCTTTATAATATGCCCACTGCTTGGCAGACATTTCCAGTAGAATTTCGTGGGGGTCTGATTACTAATGTCAGTCCACTGCAGCAAGGTATTAATGCTGTAGGATCTGCGAGAGAGCTACGTAACTTTGAGCCATCTATTGAAGGTGGCTACAGACGTATACAAGGTTACACAAAGTATAATTCTACTGCTGTACCTTCTTATGGTGCAACTAAAGTACAAGGTGGTAGTCAGTCTGGTACTACTCTAAACATGGCTAGTATTTTTGTTACTGCTGCAGTAGGCGATAAATTTACTATAGCAGGAGATGCCACAGAGTATACTATATCTAATATTGCAGTTGGATCGTCAGGCTATAACGACACAAATAAAACACTTACTGCTACAATTACACCTGCTCTTGCAACTACACCTGCAGATCAAGCAGCTATTACTTTTGTAAATAATACTAATTTAATTCAAGGTGTAGGATATTTTAATTCAGAAGTATTTGCTTATCGTGATGGTGCTATTTGGAGTAACGACACAGCGGGTGCATGGTCACAAATTAATGTACCTAATTACGGAACTGTTTTAGTAAATGGTGGAAGTCAGACAGGTGGTACAGTTGCTATAGATGGTTTAACGGGTGTGCCATACATTGGTGATACTTTTACTATTGCTGGTGTTGCTAAAGTTTACACAGTTACAGCAGAACCTACAGTTACTAGCGGTGGAGCTACAGTAGCCATTGCACCTAAC